TCCACCCGTCCGGTCAGCCGCAACTCAGCGGCGTGCAGGTGCTCGTCGAGCGTGTCGCGCACGGCCTCGCGGACCGCCGCGCGGACCGTCGCGGGACTCACGCTGGTCAGGTCGGTATCACGGAGGCGACGAACGCGATGCGCGAATGTGTCGAACAGATCGATCGCGTCGTAAATCCGTCCGGTCTGGCGCGCGATGGCCTGGTCGGCGGCGGCCCGAGCGATCGACGGCAGGGCTTCGCGGATCGCGGCCTGGATAATGTCGTCGTCCAGTTCGGCGTCTTCCTCGCCGGCGGCGATGGACGCGAGGTCGATCTCGTTTGTGTCAAGGAAGTCGAGGTCGAGCGCCTTGAGTGTCCGGACGGCTTCCGCGTTGGCCGGCACCGCGACAATCGAGAACTCCAGGAGTTCCCATTCGAGGAAATCGAACCCGGCGCGCTCCGAGTCGTACGCTTTCTTTCTCGGGATGAATCCGATTGAGGCGGCGTTGAGGACGCCCTGACCCCAGGCGTTCTTGACGCGGTCGGCGAACGAATCGTTCTCCAGCCATTTCCAGCTCGCACGGACGCCGCCGGTATCTGACGTGATCGATGTCGCTCGGCCGACCGGGAGCTGTTGGTAGTCATGGCCGTACAGAATCACGGGATTCTTGAGAAAGTTCGTGAAATCCCCACCGGCAGGCAGGACGCGATCACGGTACCGATCGGGATTGCCGGTGGAAATGGTGACAGACGGGGCCGCTGTGGAACCATCCGTTTTGATGTTGAAAAAACGTCGCATACGTTACCTTCTTCCTCGAAATCTGCCCAAGTTCAACGGGGCACGCGAGTCGAATCCGTACGGTGAATCTGTCGTCGGTGATTGCAGGTCGGTGAGTCCTTCCGGCCCGTTCACGACAACCTCTGAGCCGAACAACCGACTGGCGGTCCGGCCGATTTCGCGCCAGCAGGATCGCCGCCACACCTCAGACGTGTGATCGCCGGCGCCCGGCAGCGCCGCGCGGACGCGCTCGACGAGACGGCCCGCGCGACCGATGGCGCCCCGCGAAACGTCATCGACTGATGTAAGTGAAGCGAGCGCCGCGACAGCGGTCTCCGCGTCAGCCGCGAGGCACTCGAAACCCGCAACGACATCGCGATCGAGCCGCCGAGCCGCTGATTGAAGGAGAGAGTTCATCGCCGCCTCGCCGTCGTGGCCAGCGCATCCCTGACGCTGATGCCCATCAGCACATGCTGGTCCCGAAGCAGGTGTTTGATGGCCATCAGTTCTCGTGCCACGGCCCCAAGCGCCCGCCCATCGGCGCGGCCTTCGGCCTCGGTGACGATGGCTTCCCGGCCGTGCAGGGTGACGGGCGTCCCCCGGCCGAAGTCGAGAAACCGGCCCTCGGTGCCCGAGGCAAAGCCGCCGCGTCCCGTACCGAACGGATCGTCTTCTGGTTCAGGCGCCTTCTTCGCCGGGTCGTCACGAATCGGGTCCGGCGTCCGCGGCAGCGTGACGGGCGTGGTCGGGAACAGGTTCGCGAGAAGATCCGTGACGCCACGCACCAGCGTAAAGGCCGTAGACAAGTAGCCCAATAGCCCGGTCAACGCATTGACGCCGCCCAGGGCCATCAGATCGATTGACCGACCAAAACTATTCACGGCCCCAACGCCAATCGCAAACGCCCCGGCGATGTCGCCCATCTTTTCGCCGGCGACCAGCGACAGATCCCTCAGGGCCTCAGCCAGTAACCCCACGGCCTCACTGTTGTCGTCAAATTGCTTCTTCCACTGATTCTTCATCTGGTCGGTCATGTCGCGACCGACATCCGTCAGATTGACGACCCAACTGACCGTTTCGCCCATACCCAGCACGATAGGCGAGTTCTCGCCAAGGCTTTGCTCCCACCGCTTGAGCACATCGTCCATCTCCCGGCCGACAGGAATCATGTCGCCCAGGGCAAAGCGCACGCCGCCCACCGCCTCATCCACAGACAAGAATCCGACAGCCTGACGCTGGAGTTCGTCCGGAACAGTCGCGCCGACACGCATCCATTCCAGCGTCATGGCGGAGAGTTTGCGTTTTTCGTCCGTGGCCAGCCGGTCGATCCCGCCAGATCGCTGCACGGCATCCGCCGTGGTCCGGATCTGGTCGGCCAACGAACGGCCGGTAAACTGTTCCACGAGACGCCTGACTTGGTCGGCGTACTTTCTCGTCTCGCCTTCCGACTCGGTCACGCGCTCGGTATACAGACGCACCGCTTCTTCAGATATGCCCAGCTCCGCGGCAATCTCCGCGACCGACTGACCCAAGTCTCTGCCGGCTTCAATGTTCGCCCGTTGAGTCCCCGTCAGATTGTCCGTCTCGACGATGGCCGTCCTCAGTTTGTCGGTGTAATCACGCTCGATGGCGAGCGCGATGTCCTCTACGGCTGTCGTAACGAACTCACCGCTCCGACGCATCGCGTCTGAGACGGCGCCGACCATTCTCTCGGCATCAAAGGTAATGGCGCCGAACGCGAACTGCGCCAGTTCTTGTGCGACTTCGATCCCGCGGGCCGCATCGCCGAGGGTCTGCCCGCTTCGCGTGCTGACCTCATTAAAGGCGGTGGACGCAAAGCCCATAACGGCCGTGATCGCTCGGTCAAGCGCGGCGACTTGGCCCTCTGACATGCGCTCGGTATCGGCCGTGATCTGGCCCACATTCGCGTTAATCAGCCGAGAGGCGTCACGCCAGGCCTCACCGAACAGACGGACCTTGACGCTGTTCGCGTCGACCTCTGGCCCGGCATCCTGGAGCGCCACCTGAATCGCCCGGAAGGCTTCGTCGATCGGAACACGCCGAACGTATTCCAGGCTCAGCCCCAGATCGGTCAGGGCGCCCGATACGCCAGATCCTCCACGGCCCAAACGTGTTTGGAGTGATTCGAGCAGGGTCGTGGTCGCTGAAAACGAGACGCCGACTGCATCCCCGGCGAATCGCAGGTCTTGCAATCCGCGAATCGTGGCGCCCGTGCGGTCGCGCACGTTCGCGAGTTCATTCGAGAACTTCACGCCCGCTGCAGCCAGCGCCACGAGCCCCAGCGACCCGACGGCTCCCGCTGCGGTAATGCCGCTCGTAAACGTCGCCAACGTGCCGAGCAGGCCACCACCACCGGCCCCACCGCCGCCAAGGGCCGCGACCGCCCTGCCGATGTCTTGTTCGGCCGACTGCCGGATACCTTGAAACGCTGTCGTCACCTGTGTGTTTGTGTCGCCGGCCTGCCCGCCGAGCTTCCGCAGGTCTTCCTGTGCGCGCCTAAGCACCGGGGTGGCCTCGTCCTTGACGCGATAAATAGCCTCGACTTCCGCAACAGTTAGCCCCATCGTTATCTCCCGAGAATGCGGGCGACGTGCTGCCAGATCGCTGGTCCCAGGTCTTTGGCGCGCGCAAGGGCCGGCCGCTCTAGATATTTCGGCTGCCCCTGGCCCGGATGGTGGAAGGTCAGGTCTTCGTGCTGGACGAGGGCATACGCCTTCGCTGCCCCGCCATAGCCAATCGTCACGAACATGCCCGTGGCGTCCGTCTCCGGTTCGGTGACAAAGGCCGAGTTCTTCAGCACGCCTTCATCGAGCGGCACGATGTCCATCGACTCGGTTTTGACGGTTTGCGCGACGGCATACAGTGCGGCGGCAACCGCCGCCGGGTTCTCCGCGGCGAACTGCCGAAGCAGCCTGTCGTTGACCGTGATCTCGAAACTAGCCGGCATCGCTCACCTCGCCTTGCTGGTCAGCCGCTTCCACGCGCGTGATGTCGGCCTCGACGCCGTCACGGGCCTGCTCACGCTGTCCACGGCGCGTCTCAATCAGCGCCACGATCTCTCGCAGTTGCTTCCGAGCAGTGGAGACGTCGACCGGATCGGGCCGCTGCTTGTGTGCCACCTTCCCGAGTAATTGCTCGGCAAAGAACGCCAACACAGCGACCGACTGCTCGAAGGCGTCAGCGTCCTGTTGCGTGGTACGCAACGCCTTGGCCAGCAGGCGCGCGAGATCCGCTGTCGCCTGATCAGATAGTTGCGGCGCTTTGTCGTCGCTCATACTTGTCTCCTTACGGCCAATACACGCCTTCAGTGGCGATCCCGTCCAACACCGCCGCCACCGCGCTTGCGTGCTGCTCATCAGCAACCTGATCGAGTTCGTCGTTCGTCAGGACTTGAGCGCCGCCCCAGAATTCAATGGTCTTCGGGATCATCGACAGTGCCGCGACGACCCCACGAACTGCGACCGCGTGGTCCTGATGGATTCGGCCCCGGTCAATGACGCGGACACCGTGCGGCCCCACCTCGCACGTCAAGTTGAGCAGCTCCTCGCGTAGCCGGGCGTGGGGCGCGCAGATCACCGTCCGGGCGGCGAGGCGTTGCGCGAGGATGGGCCATTCGTTCGCATGCGCTTTAGCGGTCGGCGCAAACAGTTCTACCGGTAGCCCCAACCGTTGAAGACTCTGTGCTGATGAAATCCCCTGCCAGCTCTCGATGCGAATCCGCCTCGGCGGGAAGCGCGCCGCGAGGTCGCGGATCGTCGCCTCGACGACCGCTATTTGCACCGGGGCTTCGCGCGAACCCTGCAGCGTGACGAGCCGGTCGATGTAGACAATGCCGGCGTCGAGGTGCCCGACGGCGATGACAGTCGGGTCGTGGACGGAACCCAGATCGACGAAGTACTCGTACGTCATGCCTGGCGCGCCGGTCGCTTGTTCCGTCCAGCCGTCGCCCATCATGGCGTCGATATCCACCGCCGCCGTGAAGGCGTCCGCCGCTTCGATCCAGCAATTCTGATGCTCGCGCGCGTACTGCGTCGGCATCAGGATGCGCTTCTGCCGATCGAGAAACGCGGGCGTGACGCGGGGCGAGCGGTTCTCACCGGACCAGCGCCACAGGACAGAGGGATCGCCGCCCTCGGCGAGCTGCTGCACCGTCCACAACGGGCCGACCTTCTGGCGGCCAACCGTGGAGATCACAAGCATCAGCGGATCGTCGACGCTGGCCTGTCCGGCGAGTAGCGAGGCGAACAACTCATCGTCCTTGGCCCATCCGCATTCGTCGTAGATCACCAGGTCGGGATGGAGGCCGCGCGACGAGGTGTGTTCCCGACTCACGACCTGCCATGTGGACCCGGTCTCGGGCACCTCGATCCGGTCGGCGCGAATAGTGATTGCGTCCTGAAGCACCGGATGCTGCCGGATGATCTGGCGGACTGACTTAAGGATGATCTTCGCGCCCTCGAAGTCCAGTGCCGCCGATACAATCGTCTGCGGCGCCGGGGCGGTCACGAGCCGCCAGAGACCGAAGCGCGCGCCGCCTTCGGTCTTTCCGTCACCGCGCGGCCAACTGATGCCCGCCATGCGATAGCGGAAGCGCCCATCCTGGCGCTCGGCCGCCGCGCCGAAGTCGACCACCTGATGCGGGTAGAGCGGGCAGCCGAACCGCCGGCAGAAGTCGATGAGGTCGGTGTCGTACATCAGGTGGACGACTCCTGCTGCAGGTAGTCGCCGAGCGAGATGGACCGCTCCCGGCGACCGAGGCCGAGCGTTTGGGCCAACCGGAGTTTCCTGTCGATTGCGGAAAGCATTCGGTCGAACAGGCGTTGTCCAGATCGAGACTCGACGCCGCCGGCCCGGACAATCGCGGCCATCGTCAGCCGCTCGGCGATTTCGCTATTCACGAATGACCTAACGAGTCCGGCTCGAATCGGCTCACGTTCGAGTTCGTCGAGCCCGCCCTGCGCGGCAATCACGCTGGCGCGGTAGGTCTCGATGTCCTCCCGTAGATCCTCTGGTAGGCGCCGCGACCGGAGTCCATGCGTCCGGGCCGCCTGGTTGCCGCTCACGAACACTTGGCAGCGCGGACACCGGGTCGGCCCCGGCCTCAGCCCATGCGCCGCAGTGGGCGCATTGTGCGGCGTCCTGGGGTACGCCTAGCGATTGGCGGGCTTCAGCTTCCAGGCTCATGACGGGCTGACATCAGAGGCGGCCTGCGGTCGCCCCGCCCGGCGGCTTGGGATGCCGCACACCGGAGCGGATGTAGGAAGGTCCAGTGTTGGACGGGGCGGCCGCTGGCCGTTGTGAAAACCGATTCTCCGCAAACGGGTTCATCATCGGTTCTGTCCCCCAGGGGAACCGACCGAAGCATTGGATTCGGCCAATAAAACTGCGGCGAAAACGTCGGCCCACGCCTCGATGAGCGCCGCGCGCAGATCGGCCGGCATCGGGGCCGTTCGGCGAGGTTGCAAAGGCGGGGCGGAAATGGCGGCGGCGGGGGCCTTCATCCAGGCAAGCTCCTGGCGAACCGCCGGTCATTCGATGCTGCTTCAATTGCGATTCGGTCGACGTACGCCACTGCGTCCCGAACAAGGTCGCGGTGCGCGAGCAGCCAGGCCCGGTCGTCTGGGGTTAGGCGATCCACGGGCCAGACCCGAACTGAGTCACCTTCCGTGGTGAACTGCACGCCGCGGCCCTCAAGCGCAAGAAGCCTCTCGATAAGCTCTGCCTTGACTGGACGCCCTCCTCGTAGGAGAACCTCGTCGGAGTTACAGCACGAGTGAATCGTCCACATGGACCTCTCCGGTGGGGTTCTTCTTCGGTGTGTGCGTGTGCGCCGTGCCTATAGGCACTGGCGCACTGGCGCACTGACTTTCTGTAGTGCGCTGGCGCACTGGCGGCGCACTATGGCGCACTGGCGCACTGGGCCTGGAATGGAGCGTCGAGCGATGTGGCCCCGGCGCGGTGTGGATCTCGCCACGCGCGACGCCGAGCGCGATTGCCCGGCGGATGACCTGCCGGCTGTAGCTCATACCGGCGGCTTGCGTGGCGTCCTCGAGTTTGCGGTGCGACAGAGGCTGCGGGCTCTCGTCAAGGATCGAGATGACGTCAGCCAAGGCTTCGCGTGTTGCGGCGTCCTTACGGCTGCCACCAGTGAGGCTCAACCGGCGCGAATCGGGGTCGTAGGCGAGCGCGGCCTCGCGAATATCAACGTCGCGGCCGTAGGCGGTGATATACCGCGTGCTGGTGGGATCGTCGTCTTGCCGAACCAGC